AAATATAGTATCAACTGTTCCCGAAACAGCAGGAACTTTCACCCAGTATTCTGCTAAACTATTTGCTTGGTCGTGCCTTTCTCTCTCGAATTTTAATAAAGTAGTGCCGTCGTCTGAAGTAACCCTGATGTCATAACCAGTTGAGAGAGCTTTTGCAAAATCAAAGTTAGCAGAAGTCAATTTAACCAAAACAGGAAAATTCACCAAGTTAGCATCAACTTTTGTGTGGTCAATAGTTAATTTTTTACGGGTTGTATAACCCTCTAACCAATTTGCCATAACTTATTTCTCTATAAATATTTATAGATATAGGTGGAAGTGAAAATTTTATATCCAAAACTTCCACCCATATTATTTGTTTCAATCACTTAGCCAGAAAAAGTCTGAGTAATTTTTACAGTCCAAACTTCTCCAGAAGATTTTGTTCCTTTATCAGAGACAATTCTATCCAAGAGAGTTCCCCCGCCAGAAGAATTAAAAATTCCAAATTCAACCCAATGGCTAAGAGCGTCTGCCGATTGAGCCACTGCTTGAAAGGAAACTGTTTTAGTTGGAGTATTAGCAGGATAACCGGCATCCATCGCTATTCTAATAGTTTCACTCACCAACGCAGTATCTCCAGTCGTAGCCGCTGTTGAAGAATTGCCGATTGCAATCCTTGCCGCCGTTGCGCTGAAAACCTTTGAAGAACGACCAGTAAAAAGATCCCTGATAATATTAAATCCACTTTCAGTAATCATAAACTCAAAATTAAAATTTTAATCATTGTTTATTCTCGACCTTTTAGAGAAATATCTTATTCTATAATAAGTGTTAATAATAAATTCTTTAATCAAATTCATCGGTGTTTTTTTACTATAAGAAACAGATTTTTCGTAAATCTTATTATGCTTGTAATCTTTTGTGCTTCTATGTTTAGTAAAGGTTATTTTTGTTGAAGATTTTTGTTTTTCAAACATAAAATTAAATTAACTCTGTTCTTGATGATTTATAAGTTTCGGTTATATTCTTAATCCGAGTAGGATTATCCTTGATTCTGTCCGCTTCGGTTTCCGTCATTACTCCTATCTTTTCTTGAAATGTCTTTCTAAACCTATCGGCTTGAGCAAATAATTGAAATCTATTACAGACCTCTGCGGCCCCATAATCTACCAAATAAGGATGATAATTCGCAGGAATATAAGGCACGGCTGAATTATGAGCTAACTTGTCGGGTTTGGCAAAATAGAATAATTCTGCGCCGTGAAGAACACTTGATGTTGGAGTAGGTTTAATTCTAATATAAACATTCGTCAAATCATAAATGGGATTATCTTCGGAAATGTCTTCTTCCTGAACTTCTACATCTTCAACCTCGGAAACATCATAAGGCGTTGCTATGACATAATCTTCCTGGTCGGTAGGAGTTGTATAGGCCAACCTTAACTGCTTTAGGCCTAAAAAATCGCTTGGTAGGGCATATAAAGCGCTATTCGCTACCAAAGAAAACTTTGTATTCTGTTCTTCAAAGAAATCTTGATTTATATTCATCAACAAATTTTGGATAAGGTCATACCCCTCATTGACAAAAAGCCAAATATCAGAGGTTGAAATTGCTCCTGTATTCTTAATGCCTGTTTTATTTCTGATTGATGTTGTTATTTCTGAGAGAGTCATAAATTTATTATTTAGTTAATTTATTGATTCAATAAATTCCTGATATTCAGGCAGAAAACCTCTTATATCGTAGTTTTCCAAAACGTCCTTAAAGGCAAGTTTGCTTATTCTTCTTCTTTCTTCCTTATTTTCAATTAAATAAGAAATCGCCTCTATCCATTCTTCTCTCGTTTCTGCTAAAAGCCCGGTATCCCCCTGTTTAACATTGGTGTAAAACCATTTTGAATAAACCCCCGGGATCTGGTTAATAGCATATTCTAAATATTTACATTGACTTTTATGTTTGTTAAATTTATCCTTTATCAAAATAGCAATTCCGATATCCACTCCTAAACTTGAAAGAATATGGGGGAAGATTTCTGGATCAACTCCTACGACTGCTTCTCTGTTATAAGACAAATCTTCAAAGATGTCCTTGCCATAAACATATTGATCGTAAAGGTCTTTACTTTTCACTCCTCCTATCCCCATATAAAGAAACTCCACTTTATCTTTATACTTCTCTAAAATTTCCTTGATGATAGGTTTCAAAAAAATCATATCTTCTGTGTGGGACTTTGAACCAGCCCATAAAATTCTAATCCTATCCGTCTTATTTTCCTGTTTTGGTCTGATCCAATGTTCTAAATCGCAATAATTGTCAAAAAACAATTTTTTCTTTGCTATCCATCCGTAACGTTTTAAAAGTTTTTTATTGGGCGTGATGAACCCGTCGGCAAAGAAAATCGTGGAAATAACTCTTAGATACCAGATTATCCTTTTGAAAATTGTATTAACATCCAAATAATTGTAGTGCGTCTTAGGGACAACTTCCACCAAATCATCGCACTCAACGATTACTTTTTTCTTATTCTTTTTTAAACTTCTTACTAACTTGTTTGAAAAAACATTTTCAAGTATAACCAGATCCGCCCACTTGAACTTCTCTGTTTCATTTTTTATTTCCTCTATATGTTCCAACTTCACCTGATGTCCCTGTCTCTCAAGAAACTTTAATTGTGGTATCAACCTGTAAAATGGAGAACCGGTGCGTTTTAAGCAAACTCCTATAATCTTCATAAATAATGACCTTAATTGTCCCCCTGACACCCTTTTTGGGGCTCTACAAGCCCCGTGGTGTATAAATTGGGGTCAAAATTGATATATTCCTCAATAAACTTGAAATTGCTATTTTCTGGCATTTTTAGAACATTGCTGAAAATATCTGGCAGGGCATTTTTTATCTTCCCATAAGAGATATGTCCGTGTCCTTTTACCTTGTCAAATTTCGGAATTTTCTCTTCCAAACTCCAATTATAATAATAAGTCTTTGTTCCATCCGGGACTTCTATCGGATAATTCCTGTTCAAAGCCACAATATAATTTCTATCTTTCAAGGCCTTCAAAAATTGCCAAGAATAAATCCAACCTGGAGCTTTATAAATCTTTTTATATTTTAAACCTACTTTTTTAAAAATGTTTTCTGCCGCCTTAATCATACTTATCGCTCTATCATAGGTGGTATCGCACTCGCCTATTTCATGGAACAATCCGTGGACTGCGATTTGTATCCAATCATAACTATTAACCATCCTCGCCCATTCCTTATAACTTTTCTCTTTTACCTTGTCTAAATTTCCTTTCTCCAGAGCGGTATAATGTAAAGGGATGGTAAATAAAGTTATCTTAAAATTAGGATAATGTTCTTTTATCTTAAAAAGCAACTCCAAACCCGGAAGTAAGAACCCTGCATCATCCAAATCCAGGATGAAAGTTTTATTTTCTAACGTTTCTAATGGGAGAATAGATATTTTTGTGTTTTCCATAATAATATAGTATTTTCTTTATTATTCTCCGTCCTTTCTCCGTGTTCAAAATGATAAATCATAACCTGCGGACAGGACCAAAAAACCAATCCTTTTCTAAAAAGTTTCAAAACCAAAATATCATCTTCCCCTCCATATCCTTTCAACTCAGGGACTCCGCCAATTTCATTCAAATCTTTTAATGGAATACATAACCCATTTCCTGTAATTTTAGGAATGTTCGGGAAAAGAACAGTTTTATCAGGAATAAGATTTTTCTTTAATCTCCAGTCAACATCGATAATCTTCTTTGTCTCCCTATCAATCTGCCACCTAATCCCACAAACTCCTTTTTCTTCCTCCATCATTTTATCTAATATTTCTAAGGCATCCTCTTTTAAATAACTATCACCCATTACAAAAAAGACATATTTACCTTTAGCTTTCTTTAGTCCTTGATTCAAGGATTTTCCCAGTCTTGCCCTAAACTTCAAAAAGCCGTTTAATCTAAAATATCTGTAATCAAAACCCAGGTTTAACTTATTTTTAAAGAACTTTTTTGTTCCGTCATTTGAAGCATCATCACAGAATAAAACTTCAAAATCCTTATATGTCTGTTGTTTTAAACTTTCTATTAAATAAGGCAACGACATAGAAAGGTGGTTGTATAATCCAATTAAGATAGAGAATTTATATTTTTGTTCCATTATATTAAATTTTTCTTTTCACCCCATCCCATTAGCCATTTGTTCTCCTGAATCTTCCACTCCTTAATCTGGTAATATTTAGAGATGAAATTAATTATATCTTCCTCTGTCTTAAAATCTTGCTTATGAAAAGCAGGAGAGATGGTTTTGCTATGCATTGGAATACCGAAAACCAATTCTTTACATTTAAGGTTTTCTAAAAAGAAACCGGGATTTTCAAGGTGCTCAATCGTTTCTATTGAAACACAGACATCCGCCTCGGGGAGCAGATCTTTCTCCAAATCTTTCTCCAAAAATTCTACTTCTTTCAAGTTTGGATAACTCTTGGCGTAGTTCAACGCTTCCAAACACCTATCCACAGCATAAACCTTATTAGCTACCAAACCATAAAAGTAAGTCCCGAAGCCACAACCGCAAGCCGCATCCAATACTATCTTATTCCGACAATGTAAAACGGCATAACAATATCTTTCTACATTAACAAAAATTTCATAAAGGTCGCTTTGGTCCGGAATAAATTGTTCTCCAGTTTTTTTCATCATACTAATTCAGCTGAAAACTTAAAGTTTTTTTCTGTATCTTTCTTCCCTTCAAACTTTTGTGTCAATTCCTTCTCTCTCAACTCAAAATAATCAGGATATTTTTCTTGCTGGCCAGTCGTAGTATCCATATGCTTTATTCTCAGCTCTTCACAATAATAAATCCCATAACCATTTCTTCTGCCATAAAGACAAATCTCTACGTCCTTTCCGCCGGTATAAAAACTCGCTTCTTCAAATTTAAAGTTATCATAAAGTTCTATGGGAATTGCCAAACAAATTCCCCCCAAATAAGGGACATTTCCTAAAACCCTGTCATTCAAAAGAACATAAGAACTATTGCCTGAATTTTCCCTCAAAACGCCACCTGGGGCATTTTCCAGCCCTTCAACTGCCGGAGAGAGTATTATCTTTTTATTTCTCCTAAAAAGTTCTATCATCTCCTTCAACCAATCCTGCGTGATAAACTCCGTATCATTATCCAATTTTATCACAATATCATATCCCCCTATTTCTTTTATCTTCTTTATTGCGTCATTCCAGCCCTTTCCTATACCCTCATTCTTCTGATTAAATTGAATATGTTTTGCCTTATAATTCTTCAACCACTTAACCGTTCCGTCTTTGCTCCCTTGATCAATCACAAAGTGGTCAAAAGGATACCCCGCTGTGGTTCTTAATCCCTTAAATGTCCTTTGTGTGTATTCCAATCTGTCCTTTGTTAGGGTGAAAATAGCCACTTTCAATGGCTTTTCTTCCCCTAAAATTGTTTTAGTGGAATAAATTGAACAGTTTTCTGGCGAAAAGAAAGTAGGTAAATATCTTCCTTGTGAATCGTAATCAACTTTGTATTTATGACTGATACTATCTTCTTCTTGCTTAACAATCAGACAAGGAATTGAAACATGAAGAAAACTCGCTCCCACCTTCGCCAATCTGATAAATAAGTTCCAGTCCTTAAATTTAGGAATTGTCTCATCAAAGCCACCAACCTTCAACAGCCATTCTTTTTTTATCAAGGTCCCGTCATTAGTGATATAATTCATCTGTTTTAAAATAGTAGGGTTGAAATCAACCGACCACCCCGGCGTTAACTTTCCATTCTTTTCTCTATTAAAATAATCAGTATAAACAATGCTTGCCCCTGATTGCTTCAAATAGTTGTATCTTATCTTCAAGGTATCTGTCATATAAACATCATCGTCATCTAAAAAACAAATCAGCTCCCCCTTGCTTGCTTTTATCCCTATATTCTTCGGCAAACTATCATGGCCGAAGTTTTTTTCTGTTTTAAGATAAACTATCTTTTTATCTTTATATTGATTTTGTAAATTTTTAACGAACGACTCTGTCTTATCAATTGAACAATCGTCTACAATTATTATTTCATAGTCCGTAAAGCTTTGCTTAAACACTGACTTAATAGCTTTTTCTAAACTTACCCGACGATTGAACGTAGAAATGATTACACTTATCATAATTTAAAATTTATAATTTACCGAGTTTAACCAACCCCACTCGAAAGGGCTCCTTTAACCGAGAAGCCACCGCTTAATAACTACTTCAAACTAATCTAAAACTAGTCTAATGTGCTTGAACTTTCCAATCTGATTGCTCTCTGAGAACTAAGGCAAGCTGCTGAAGCGGTAAAGTAATATCCATAAGTATTATAAGTGCCGAGTTCAGAAGCTCTACCTGGTTCATTCATGACCATCTTTATATTGCCAATTTCAGAAAGACCAAGATATTCTGGACCGAAAATTAGAGTGCGATAAACATTGACATTCGCTGAACCTGAGTTCTGAAGAATTGGAATCGTAGGAGCAAGTTTAAACCTTACTCCATAAATCTTTCCAATTTCACCTTCAATGTCGTATTTAACCGTATCTCTATATTGTGAAAGATATTTCCAATCAGAATCGGTCTCCAAATCGTAAGCAATGTCAGGATGACAAAGTCCCACATATTCGTTTCCAGGAAATGTTGGCACAGAAGAAAGTCTCAATAATCTAACCGCTCTTCTAATGTCTTTAATAGTCGCAGAAGAAGCAGAGACTATATCTGAACGATGTGTTGCTGCTGCCGCAAATAAAACCGTTCCATTTGCCACCGCCACGTCTCTAACGACATTATCCAATGTTTCAGCTGCGTCTTTGGCTAAATCAGCCATTATCTGTTCTTTGGTCCCACCGATAGCAGTATCCATAAAGAGAACGGAATTTTTAATTAAATTCCCATACTCTGCTATGCTTGCTGATATTCGACGAGCTTTAGAAGAACGAGCAGTTGGATCTGCTCCTTCAGATAAAGCCGCACCTATTGGATCAACCTTGCTCACTCCATACCACCAACAAACTTTCAATTGTTAACTCTATCTTTCAATAGAGGTCGGACTATATCTTCACCAAAATAATGAGGTGTTCTGCATATAGTCTCTGAGGACTCTTTTATCGCTTTATATTTATTAATATATGCGATAAAAGTTGCCTGCGGATTGTCCATAATATTATTCATAAAATTCTTGCCTAAGTAGCATTTATGATTTTAGGATGTTCCCGCAAATAGCAGAATTATTATGAGGGCAAAGTTTCACCCTCTCCTTGAGGAACGGTAGTTTTCTTGGCGATATCTTTGAAGTTAAGATTGTTATAAAGATTAGTTAGAAAGAAATTCTGCCAATCAATTATTCTTTATTTTTCAATAAAGGTTGGACTATATCTTCATCTTTTTCAAAATTATAAGATGTTTGACTTATAGTCTCTGAGGCGTCTCTTAACATTCTATATTTTTGATAAAATTTATCATCTTCTTCTTGATTAAAATAATTTCCTCTATTTTTAAAGTTTCCACCATTTTTTCTCCAAGTTAACCATTTTTCATATCGATATTTAGAAAATTCTCTTATCAATTCAGCAAATTCTTTGTTTTTCTGTAAATAAGAAATTATTAAATCTATAAATTTTATCTTTGATGAATGAGAAACAAGTGAAATATGATACTGTATTTTTCTTCCTGATTTTTTTCTGTCATAAGTATAAATATGATAATGAATTCCGTTCTGTTTTAGAAAATCAATAAATATTTGAATTATCTTTCGGTCAGTATTCGCTAACATTATATTTACATTTCTATGCTCTCTTTTTTTAAAAATACATTTATAAATTTCAAATGTTCCTTCTCCGTCCATCAATCCTGCAATATAGGCATTAAGAGTTCCCTGCTGATTGACTCCTTGTATTAATGATTCTTCCATAAATAGGACATTAATCTTTTGAAGTTTTTCCAGCAAATAGTCAAATTTTTAAACAACATTGGCAAGATATTGTTTCAATAAAGAAGCTGTAGTAGTTGTAGTTCCTACTGCCATAAAAGTTTTAATCTTTATATTAAGAAGCAACCGACCTTCTCTGACTACTACTCTTCTTTGCCTTTTATTTTACAAACCTTTGCAGATATTCTTTCTGTTTTTCAAGAGACAATTTCTTAAATTGCTCACTTGAAATAGTAGAATCTTCAAAAGTTTCTTCAGGCGAAAGATTTGCAGTCAGGTTAACTTTTGCCTCTTTTTTCTGTTGTTTTATCCCATTTTGTATTCCTTCATACAATTCGGAATAAGTCTTTTGAGGATTTGCTTTCTTCAAGTCCATTAGGAAAGTCTTGAAGACAGAAGCAGAAGGTTGAGAATTAAGAAATCCCTCGATCTCCCTTTCTTCTTTTAGAGAAGAAACGGTTTTCTTAAGACCTTCTAACTCTCTTGTTGCCTTGATTTTTTTCATATCCTCTTCTGAATAACTTGACTTATAATAGTCCAGCACATCAGTAGGATTTATTCCCAACTCTTTCAATTGACTGATGAATTCTGTCCCCTTTTCAAGATCCTTTACTTTTTCTTCAAGTTCCTTTCTTTGGGCGATCACCTCATCAAGACGAGATTTGGGAATACGCAACTCTTCCTTTTTTTCTTCTTCTTTTGGCTCTTCCTCATTTGAGAAACTGGAAGACGTCTCTTCTTCGGGAGTTTCCTCCAACGAAGCTTTTACTTCCTCTAAGTTTGCTTTGTCCATAGATTACATTTTTAAGAGTTTTGTCTCTATTTAATTAACGCTTTAAATTAGCGAACGACCTTTCACTTTTTAAAGAGGGTGTGTCCTCTTATCAAAAATTATCTTGATTCATTTATAATTTCTTCTATTTCGTTTAAGCAATCAGCATTAAATTGTAAAACCGCCTTCCTTCTTTCTAAATCAATAGCATTATTACAGGTCTGCAAGTCCCTTAATTGTTCAAGTTTGCCCTCTACAATCGCCATATACTCTTTCCAACCGGGATGATTGAGCAATCCTTCTAATGCTATCGCTTTACCATTTTCTTTTACCATATAAGAATTATTTTTTAATTCTTAATTTCTTTTTTTTATTCTTTTTCTTCTTTTTGGAAGCTACTACTTTAGAAGCAAAATCAGTTATTTGCTTTAAGGTCATCGTTTTGGCTATCCTGGCCGCATCCGAAGAATAAGAAGCAGGAGTCTCCCCTCTCTTGATTGAGAGAGCAATCCCAAAAAGTTTTTCCTGTTTTTTACTTTTACTTGGCATATCTTAGTTTGTTTAATAAATATTTTATATCGTAGGTATATTAGGCGAAGAAGGAGCCCTTGCTGTAGCCCTTGCCGTTGCCATCATCTGTTCTGGGGTTATGTTGCCCGAGCCCGGGGGCAAGACTTCCCGACCTGTTGGCATTCCTGTGGACGCTGTTAAAGATTGAGCCGGGAGCAGCGGGACTTCTTTAAAAAAATAATCTACATCAGAAAATCCAGTCAGTTCCAGCCACTTCTTATAAATCTTCATCAAGTCTACTTTTTGGACTGCCTGAGGGTCTTTTGAAATAATGGATAGAAAATCAAGCAGTTGTTTTTGTAAAAGGGCTTTGTCCTGGGAGGCAGTTTGGTCCGAGATAATTTCTACTTCAAACTCACCTTTTAATTCTTCAGGCGAAACCTCCAACCATTGAATTTCCTTTTCCGTTTCCTTATACTTAATTATCTTGTTGGTCGTGATATTCTCCTGATTTATCCTTAACAACTTCTGCCCCAGTTCCCTGAAACTTGCATTGAGGTTCTCCCGAATCAAAGATAACAAAACCATAACGTTCTTTTGCTGAATTGCTACCTCGGTGGCAAACTCAGCCCCTGGTAGACCCCTCATCAAGTTTGTCATCAAAGAACCTGTCTGAAACTCATCATCTATCTTTTTATAAAGGTATTCTATAGAATTCTTGACATCAGAAGTTTCAAGTACTCTTATGTCATTTGAAATATTCGTTGCCTTGATTATTCCACCTGGCCTTGCCACCAGGTCCATCGGATTTATATTCGCTCCCTTCCTGACGATATACATCTTTTGATTTACCAGGGTGATATTGTCTACCATCTGGTTTATAAGTAGATTCTTCGCTGTCAGGAGTTTCAAGGATTTAATCAAAGAACTAATACCATAAAACCTATTCTTCAAAGGCGGAAGGATAGGTCTAAAAACTACAAAAGGCAAGAAGCCATTTTCATTTTTTTCTTCTTTTAAGAAATACCAGTCGCTTTCCTGCCCCTTTTTCTTGACATAATACTCGGTGGTTTCTTTTGTCCACCTTTCCGCTATCTCCACCTTTTTGACCCCTTTCTTCTCTGTCTCTGTCTTACCCCCCAAATCGGTCAAGTCAGCGATAAGAAATTCCTTGAAACCCTCCAACTCCTTAAACTTCTCGTCATTCTTTATGTCGTCGTAATTTTTAATATATTTTACGATTACCGAAGGAGACTCTTGAATATTTCTATAATAATAATCAGTATAAAATTGGTCTAAGTTCAAAACTTCAAGCGCCGGGTCGTCATATTTTTCCTTTTTATCATCCACCCAATTCAACTTGAGCACCCCTGTGCCAAATAAAATGCCTTGTTTCACCCAAGTTATAATCTTCTCCCTGCCTTTCAATATCCACTCCCATTGACTCGTAAGAAACTTCTCCCACAAGTCCGCCGAGGGTGTTCCTTGCTTTTCCTTTGGCTTTACGCTTATCTGTTGCCTGAATCCGACCAAAAAGGCCGTAAAAAGCTCAACCGAAGAGAATAAAGATAATAAAGCCAAGTTTGAGGCGTAAGGATTGCCTGTTTCCATCGTGTCTGCCTCATAGAAGTCATAAATCTCCTTCCACTTAGCTCTCTCCCTTAAGGAATTGCTGTCGTAATAATCAAATTCCTGCGTGAATTGGTCTATTTTATTTGAATTTGTTTTTAATTGTTGTTCTTTTTTTTCTTTTTCCTTTGCCATAATATTTATTCTTCAAAATGAAAAGGATTTCTTTCGCTCTCCTTGCCGGGAGCCATCTCTTTATAAAGTTGCTCCATCGTAGTCGGCTTTGAAGCTAACTCCCACCTTTTCTTTGGTTCTTTTTTAATTATTTCTTCTTTATTAAAATTATAAACTGCTAAAGCCAATGCCATCACCCTGTCATCATGGTCGACTTGACTGATCAACTTCAGACTTGAACCTGTAAAATAATGCTGAAATCCCTTTAACTCATCTTTCAGCGCTTCCTCATCTGACAAATAAATCTGCTTTGTTTCTATCAAAATAGCAAGGTTCTTCAATAAATCCTCTCTTGAACTCTGATTGAAAACAAAAGGTTCAATGTTTATGCCCTGCGAAGATAACCTGTCAAAAATAGGATCTCCCAACCCTGTGCTGTCTATTCTTAAAATGTAGTTTTTAAAGTTTTTTAAGTCGGCTAATATCTTTGTTTCCTGATAAGTCCAATCCAATTGATTAAATCTATTTATTTCCTTTGTTTGTCCTGTTGCCACATCCAAAGCATAAAGAACCGTAAAATCTTGATATTTCCCCAAGTCCAATCCTAATTGATAAAACTTCTCTTCTTTTATTTCAAAAGAAATTGGATTGTATAAAACCTTATTTATACCCGTAAAGAACGAAGAAGCGTCTTCAAGAAACTCGCAAAGCAACTCTTGTCTAAAATAGGCATCCGGCATCTCTTTTCTCATCTTTTTTATCTGTTCTCTCGTAAATATCCCGCTTTCAAAGATATTCAGAAAAAAGGACTTCCATTCCTTTTCTCCCGCCTTTCCCTTCTGATATAGCTGGTAAAAGTGGGTTATTCCCTCAGGAGTGCCTATAAACCAACCTTCCCCTTGATTTGCTTCTATCACCGGCCTGACTATCTTCTCCCACACTTTATCCTTCCACCTAAGGGCTATTTTCTGGTATTCGTCAAA